CTTCCTGACAATCCATTTGGTCAACCAAAAATTAAGGCAAAAGGTGGTGAAGCAATTTGGTTGAACTCGTCTTTGGTATTTTTATTCGGAAACCAAAAAGGTGCGGGAACAAATAAGATTACCGCAACAAAAGACAAAAGAAGTGTTAAATTTGCAATCAGAACAAAGGTGTCTGTGATGAAAAACCATATTAATGGTTTGGGTTATGAAGATGGTAAAATCATTGTAACACCACATGGATTCTTGGCAGGTAAAGAAGCTTCTGAAGAAAAAGCATCAATTGAAAATTACAAAAAAGAATATGCTGACTATTGGAAAGATATTTTAGGTGTGAGTTCAATTGACTTTGAATTGAAAGAGGAAAAAGAACAAGAATAATAATAAACAAGTGGTTAAAACTTTAGTAGTTGACGGTGACAACTTATTCAAAATTGGATTTCACGGGGTTAGAGATTTCTACCACGAAGGAAAACATATTGGGGGTATTTTCCACTTTGTTAATGTTCTTCGTAAATTCCTATCGGAATATAATTACGACAAGGTAATAGTTTTTTGGGACGGGAATAATAACTCGTCCCAAAGAAAATTACTGTTTCCTGAATATAAGGAAAACCGTCGTTTAACAATGAACGAAGAAAAAAAAGAATCTTATTATGGTCAAAAAGAAAGGTTAAGACAATACCTTGAAGAAATGTTTATCAGACAAGTTGTTTTTGATAACCATGAATGTGACGACTTAATTGCTTATTACACACAAATAAGTCAAGATGAAAGAATAACAATACTTTCTTCAGATAAAGACCTTACACAACTTATCACATCAAAAGTACATATCTACTCGCCAATTGCAAAACAATGGGTTACAGATAAACACAAGGTTAAATTAGGTAAGATTGAAGTACCAGTATCAAATGTAAAATTAGTTAAAATTTTATTAGGAGATAAATCAGATAACATTGAAGGTATATATAACTTTGGTGAAGTTAAGTTATTAAAATATTTTCCTGAGATTGTTGAAAGAGAACTAAATGTTGACTATATTTGTACAAGAACACAAGAACTTTTAGCTGAGAATGATACAATCAAACCCCTCAAAAACTTATTATCAGGTACAACCAAGTCAGGTACCTACGGAAAGGAATACTACGATATTCGTGAAAAAATCGTTAGTTTGTCAAACCCTTTAATGACCGAAGAAGCAAAAAAAGAAGTAGAACTTTATTATTCAGAAGATATGGACCCCGAAGGTAGGGGATATAAAAATCTAATGAAAATGATGATAGAAGATGGACTATTTAAGTATCTTCCTAAAGAAGACGATGCTTGGGTGGAGTTCCTTCAACCAATTATGAAACTCACAAGAAAAGAAAAAAAACGATACAACAAAAACAATTAATTATGAAAGAAACACAAGATTTAACGAAAATGGAGTTTTTGATTAAACTCAACGACAACATCGTCGTTCAAAGGTTTTTTAATGTTAAGGGTTACAATGAAACCGCAAAACACAGCATGGAAGTTTATGAGTACATGAAAACGGTTTCAGCCTACATTGAAGGATATTTGAGAGACAAAAGTTTGGACTACATGACGGAAAATGCGGAGTTGATTATGAATGACCAATCGGTTATGAATACGTCAAAAACCGATGGACCTGAATGGTTTAACCTTTATGTAAAGATGGGAGAACAGACAATTTGTCATAGGGGTTTTGATGCCAAGGTGTACCCACCAAAGGCTAGATATACCGTAGACATACGACCAGAGATAAAAACTATTTTAAAGTCGCTGACTGACATTTTTTCAGGTGAAAATTTTTCTACAACTTATATGAATTATCAACTCGCTTGATAGTATTTATCAACACAAGTCAAAGTAAACACAGTTATGTCAAGCGAGAAAAATTTCGGATATTTAGGAAACACATTTCAAATTCAACTTATTAATCAACTAATCGTCAACAGAGATTTCGCTCGTGCGATTATTGATGTGTTGGATTCAAAATACTTTGATAATCAGTACTTTAAAATCATTACACAAATGATTAAGGAGTATTATATCAAGTACGAAAGTGTTCCTACTTTTGAAACTTTAGACCAATTGACTCGTTCTGAAATTAGTTCTGACAGTGCAAGAAAAATCGTTCTTGACACATTAACCCAAATTCGTGAAGCAAGTTTTGATGGTCACCAATTCGTAATCGAAAAGGCACTTAAGTTCTGTAAACAACAAGAACTTCAAAAAGTGATGACCAAAGCTCAAAAGATTATTGACAAAGGAGACTTTGAAAGTTATGACCAATTAGAAGAGATGGTTAACAAAGCTCTTCAGGTTGGTGAAATTGATGAAGGTGAACACGATGTATTCACAAATTTGGACCAAGTGTTAGATGAAGATTACAGACACCCAATCCCGATGGGGATTCCTGGTATTGATAATCTATTGAAAGGTGGATTGGCAAAAGGTGAATTGGGTGTAATCTTGGCACCAACAGGTGTTGGTAAAACAACCGTACTAACAAAAATTTGTAACCACGCATTTAATTTAGGTTACAACGTTCTTCAGATATTCTTTGAAGACAACCCAAAAATTATCCAAAGAAAACACTTCACACTTTGGACAGGAATTGCTCCTGATGAACTTTCATTCCACAAAGATGTTGTTATGGAAAAAGTTAGAGATATTAAAGAGAATGTAACAAACAAGTTGATTCTAAAAAAATACGCTTCTGATACCTTAACAATGAGTCAAATCAAAAATCAAATTAGAAAGATGATTGCGGAAGGAACAAAAATTGATATGATTAGTTTAGATTATATTGACTGTGTTGTTCCTGACAAAAACTTGGGGGATGAATGGAAAAGTGAAGGTTCCGTGATGAGAGGATTTGAAGCAATGTGTCACGAATTGGACGTAGCAGGATGGACTGCAACTCAAGGAAATAGAAGTTCAATATCATCAGATGTTGTTACTACTGACCAAATGGGTGGTTCAATTAAAAAGGCACAAGTAGGACACGTTATCATATCAGTCGCAAAGAGTTTACAACAAAAAGAAATGAAACTCGCGACAATAGCTATTACCAAGTCAAGAATTGGACGTGATGGTGTCGTGTTTGAAAATTGTAAATTTGATAACGAACTCATGGAAATTGATACAGAAAGTTCAGTAACTTTCTTGGGTCTTGAAGAACAAAAAGAAGAACGAAATAGGAACAGAGTCAATGAACTATTGGCAAAAAGAAAACAACAACAACCAATCAATTAAAATTTAAAAAAGAAGAAAACAAAAAAATGGACGCATCACAAAAGATATTGTCAGACCTCACGGTGTATATGAAATACGCTAAATTCTTACCTGATGTAAACAGGAGAGAAACGTGGGAAGAGTTAGTAACAAGGAACATGAACATGCACATCAAAAAATACCCACAACTAGCAGGTGAAATTGTGGAAGTATACAAGTATGTTTATGATAAAAAAGTTTTACCATCAATGCGCTCAATGCAGTTTGGTGGAAAACCAATTGAAATTTCACCAAACAGAATTTACAACTGTGCATACCTTCCAATTGACCATTTGGATGCATTTGCTGAAAGTATGTTTTTGTTGTTAGGTGGAACAGGTGTTGGGTATTCAGTACAAAAACACCACGTTGAAAAATTACCTGAAATCAGAAAACCAAATCCAAACAGAACAAGAAGATTCTTGGTTGGTGACTCAATTGAAGGATGGGCAGATGCGATTAAAGTATTGATGAAATCTTACTTTGGTGAAAATTTGTCAACACCTGAATTTGATTTTTCAGATATTAGAGCGAAAGGTGCTCAACTTGTAACATCTGGTGGTAAGGCGCCAGGACCACAACCTTTGAAAGATTGTCTTCACAAATTAAAAGGTATGTTAGACGCAAAAGAAGATGGTCAAAAACTTTCACCAATTGAAGTTCACGACATGGTATGTCACATCGCAGACGCAGTTCTTGCCGGAGGAATCCGAAGGGCGGCACTTATTTCCTTATTCAGTGCTGATGACAACGAAATGATTGCTTGTAAGTCAGGTGCTTGGTGGGAAACAAATCCACAAAGAGGAAGAGCTAACAATTCGGCAGCATTGGTTAGACACAAAATTACAAAAGAATTTTTCTTGGATTTGTGGAAACGTGTTGAAGCATCAGGTGCAGGTGAACCTGGTATCTATTTTACAAACGACAAAGATTGGGGAACTAATCCATGTTGTGAAATCGCTTTGAGACCAAACCAATTCTGTAACTTGTGTGAGGTAAATGTTTCTGACATTGAATCTCAAGAGGACTTGAACAATCGTGTTAAAGCTGCGGCTTTTATCGGAACACTTCAAGCGGGTTATACTGACTTCCATTACTTGAGAGACATTTGGAAACGTACAACTGAAAAAGATGCGTTAATTGGTGTGTCAATGACAGGTATTGGTTCTGGTGTTGTGTTGGGTTATAACATGAAAGAAGCTGCGAAACTTGTTAAAGAAGAAAACGCAAGAGTTGCTGAGTTGATTGGTGTTAACAAGTCGGCTCGTACAACTACTGTAAAACCTGCAGGGACAACATCTCTGACATTGGGAACATCTTCAGGTATCCACGCATGGCACAACGATTACTACATCCGTAGAGTCCGTGTTGGTAAGAACGAAGCTATCTACCAATACTTGGCAATGTACCACCCTGAGTTGGTTGAAGATGAATTCTTCCGTCCACACGACACGGCAGTTATTTCAGTTCCACAAAAATCTCCGGAAGGTGCAATTTTGAGAACAGAATCTCCATTCCAATTGTTGGACCGTGTTAAGAAAATTACACAAGAGTGGGTAAGACCTGGTCACAGAACTGGTTCAAACACACACAATGTATCGGCAACAATCAGTTTGAAAAATGAAGATTGGGAATTAGCAGGTGAGTGGATGTGGGAAAATCGTGATTTCTATAATGGTTTGTCAGTATTACCTTACGATGGTGGAAGTTACATTCAAGCACCATTTGAAGATTGTACAAAAGAAGAATACGACAGATTGTTCGCTAAACTTCATACAATTGACCTATCAAAAGTTGTTGAGTTACAAGACAATACAGATTTGAGTGGTGAGTTGGCATGTGCTGGTGGGGCTTGTGAAATCAAGTAATCAAAATAAAACTATGAATAATTCGGAAGGGGGAAGTCAAAAACTTCTCCCTTCTGATTTTTATATTGAAAACGGAATTTATGTTTTCACAAAAGAATTTCATTTAAGAAGAGGTAGTTGTTGTGGAAATGGTTGTAGACATTGTCCTTTTTTTCCTGCTCACAAAAAAGGCAATACAACTATATTTATAGACAATGGCTAATGGTGTAACTTATGGTATTAATTTCCCTTTTAATGATTCATTAAAAGGGGATTACCTTTCTTTGTCTCAAAATCCTGACCAAGAAATAAGAAGTAATTTGATTCATTTGATTTTAACCAGAAAAGGTAGTAGATATTATTTACCTGATTTTGGTACAAAAATTTATGAATTTATTTTTGAACCATTGGATGGTGTTACCTTTGAATCAATTAAAGATGATATTAGAGAT